GAACCTACACGACTGGAATGTTCTTAGGACGTAGACCGAAGTTCATCAGCTTAGAGGACAAATATGAGTACAAACGCAAGTAGACGAAATCAAGCGAAGCTAAAGAAGTATGTACACGCTCAACGAAATACTAACCCTAATCGAAACCCAAGCGAACGCTCACCTTCAAGTGAAGCAGTACGGTCAGGGGGATGTTTGGGAAATCAATCCGAAAGAACTTGACTATTTAGTTCTGTGGGCAATAGAGGAGAGCGTAGTTCTATCTGAAAGGACATTGACCTACAACATCCGACTATTGGCAATGGACAGAGTTCTTCCGGGCGAAGAGAACGAACAGGAAGTGATGAGCGATACCATCCAAGTTCTACTTGATTTCGTGGCATACTTTCGACAACTTCACACCACAGATTTAAGCATTCAAACGAGCGTAACCCTTGAGCCTTTTACCGAGCGATTTGACGACAAGGTGAGCGGACATTCTTGCGTTCTATCTATAACTCAACCATACGACTATAACAAGTGCCAAATACCTAACTAATGACTGAATCACAAAAACTAATCGGAACACGCGGCTGCAAACTCCTAACTGGAACGGGAGCATTGACAGGCTTAAAAGGCTACGCATTCATCGCGCAAGAGGACACCGTTCTAACAACCTTCGAAGTGGATGGAGTTGATAGCCTTGCCGCCTTTGGGCTAACTGGAGCAACCTTAAAAGCTGGGGCGTACATCGTTGTCCCTTCGGGTGATGCTATTACAGCTATCACAATGTCAAGCGGAAGCGTTGTAATTTACAATCAATGATAGGCGTTAGCCAAATATCTGTTGCCGCATATCGCGGAGGAGGCGGTGCCGCTCCTGTCAACCCTGACTTTGTGTCGACTTGGGACACTACACAAGCTGGGTCGGCAAGTGATACTATTGTGTTGCCAATGACTGCTGGTAATACTGTTCATTGGGGAGATGGTACTTCAGATACAACCAACACGCATACCTATGCGGCTGGCGGCACTTATACGGTTACTATTGAAGGTGCTGTAAATACGTTTAGATTTAACAATAGTGGGGACAGAAGGAAAATAGTTGATATAAGCAATTGGGGCGGATTTGACTTTGCAGACAACAATATCTTTCGCGGATGCAGCAACCTTGACATATCAGCAACCGATATCCCGACAATTAGCACCACAACACTTTCTTCTTCATTTAACGCTTGCTCTTCTTTAACTACACCAGACTTCAGTCGGTGGGATACAAGTAGTGTGACTAATATGTTTAACACATTTGCAGGTTGCAGTTTGTTCAATTCATTTTTAAATTGGGACACAAGTAGCGTGACTAATATGTCTGCAATGTTTCAAAATTGTACATCATTCAACCAACCATTAAATTGGGATGTAAGTAGTGTGACTAATATGTCTACAATGTTTCAAAATTGTACATCATTCAACCAACTTTTAAGTTGGGACACTTCAAGCGTTACAAGTATGAATGCAATGTTTTATCTTGCTACATCATTCAACCAACCATTAAACTGGGATACTTCCAACGTTACTGACATGACATCTATGCTAAGAATTGTTAGTAATTTCGACCAAGACATATCGGCTTTTGACATCAACCAAGTTAGCGGCTTTAACAACTTTATGTTAGGTTCTACATTATCAACGGCAAATTACGATGCTTTATTGATTGCATGGGATGCACAAGGTGCTATGTCTTATAGTGGAACTGTGAATTTTGGCGGCAGTCAATATACTGCTGGCGGAGCAGCTGAAGCGGCTCATATAAGTTTAGAAGCGAAATGGGGAACTATTATCGATGGGGGCTCAGTTTAAATTTTAAGAGATGTACGAAATAAGATATCCGAACGAACGCACATACTTCATTTCATTCGATGATGAACGAACGGTATGCCAAGGCTATGGAATTGTAGAGACTAACCAAGTAATGAAATCCAAGTGGATATTTGACGCATTCATTGACGAAGAACAATGGATAGCTGAGTTAGCAAAGTGGGGCATCATTCCTGAGATTGATGAACAAGGAAACTTAGTTTTGTAATGGATGCAATACTTGAGGCGTTAGCGAGTTACGGAATAGCGGGAATCTTCCTTGCGGTTTTAGTTTACTATCTGAACAAACTAACCGACATACACAGAGATGAGCGCAAGGAATGGCAAGTGGCGAATGACAAGCACGTAGAGAAGTTCAGCGATGTGATAGCGAAGAATACTAAAGCATTAGTTGAGATGAGGGGAGAACTAAAAGAAAACCGGTGCAAAATGTAAAGTGGTGCGCTATTGCACCAAAAGAATGTAACTGTAAAGATGGAAACTGCGAAGAAACCACGACCAAACGCGGCAAAGATAGCCGCAGAGGTAATAAAGGAGTTCGAAGGGTTTGAGTCTAAGCCTTATCTCTGTCCAGCTAACGTACCAACTATTGGCTACGGTAATACAATGTACCCGAATGGCGAAAGGGTTACAATGAACGACCCTGAGATAACCGAAGAACAAGCTATGGAGATGCTGATGGACACCATCAAAACCGTAGAGAAGCAAGTTAAAAACGTGGTGGAGGTCAAGCTTCCAGCACATAAGCTTGCTGCGTTAATATCCTTCACTTACAACGTAGGTATCGGCAACTTTTCAAACTCTACCCTATTGGCTTGGTTAAATTCAAACCCTGACTTCGTTCGTATTCCTGAGCAGTTCAGAAGGTGGAACAAAGGAGGCGGCAAGGTGCTTAACGGGTTAATAAGAAGAAGGGAAGCGGAGGTCGCTCTATGGATTGGCGAGGGCATTTAATTATAGTTGTCCTTGCGTTCATCTTGGGCGTTATCGTAGCTTGGAAAGGTTGCGGAAGCGAACCGATTACAAAAATCGTAGAGAAGCCAGTTCCTCAAATCCAATACGTTGACCGATGGAAGGTTGACACCGTTAGATTCGTCCGAAGAGAACTCGTTACTCGTTATGACACTATCTACTCCGAGAAAGTAGTTACTCGTTTAGACACAATGTTATTAGTAGATACTCTGAGGATTGTAGAAACGTGGCTGACTGAGGTAGCTAATTACGACACGACTATCAGCGATATCCGGGTGAAGTGGTCAAATTATCAGAACAGAACCGAGAACCTGACCGTTCAGTACAAAAGAAAAGAGCAGATGTTCAGCGTTGGACTTCATGGTTTGGTCGGAGTTCAAACTGATTTCATCCAAAACACAAAGCCGATGTTCGGAATTGGTTTGCACGGGTCAATAAAAAAGACATATCTTAGCGCAAACTACGGCTACAATGGTCAGCACTTTATCGGGGTTGGCGTTGGTCGGACAATTGTAAGTAGATGAATTACTACTATTACCAAGATGAGGCGGTTCGCACAGAGATAGACGACCTACTCCAGCAGAATGCCACAATCCAATCCAACTTAGGGACAGAATCCACAGCCGAAGAGCGAGAAGAAGCCAAGCGGAAATGGATGGAACTGGCTAAACAGATTCGGGAAATCGACCCGAAGTTTTACCGAGAACGAATAATGGCACAGCACAGATGAAATTGCTCAACTTTCAAATGCCGCCCGACGGTTTCAAGAGATTATTCTACGACATTGAAACCAGTCCGAACATAGGGTTCTTTTGGTCATCGAGTTACAAGGCTAACATACCACACGACAACATCATCAAGGAAAGAGCAGTTATCTGCATCTGTTGGAAGTGGGAAGGTCAAGATGAAGTTCATAGCGTTGAATGGGATGAGGGTTGCGACAAGGCAGCCCTTAAACGTTTTATGGAGGTTGCGTTAATGGCGGATGAATTGGTCGCTCACAACGGTGATAACTTCGACGAGAAGTGGATTCGAACGAGGTGCTTGATTCATGGTATTGAGATGCCGCCAAAGCTGAACAGCTACGACACCTTAAAGAAGGCAAGAACGCATTTCAGATTCAATTCAAATCGGTTGGACTATTTGGGAAACCTATTCTTCGGAGAGGGAAAGAACCCGATGGGCTTCGGAGATTGGAAATCTATCTGCCTTGATAACTGCTCGGAGGCGATGGACAAGATGGTAACCTATTGCAAACAGGACGTTAAACTTTTAGAGGATGTATTCCACAAGCTACAACCATACGTTAACCATAACACACATGTTGGAGCGGCTACTGGCGGAGGTCGTTTCTCTTGCCCTAACTGCGGTTCTGAGAATGTAACACACCAGCGCAAGCGTTACACTATGACGGGCGTTCTTCGGCATACTTTGAAGTGCCATGAGCAATATTGCGGAAAGCATTTCACAATATCCAACAAAGTTTGGGAGGATAAGCTGAAGGACGACTGGGCAAAAAAACAAACCGCATGATAGTCTTCCTTTTAACGTCTATTCTATTCCTTGTTCTGTTGGTCATTGGGTTACTTCTGTACATTGGTTACAAGATTCGCCAGTTCG